TTTAAATAATGTGCATACCAATGCACATGTTAAACAAGGAGGGGACAGATGAGAACTCGCACAACCGACCTGCAAGTTGCTACCGACATCTCGTACAGTGGTTACGATGATGAAGGTGACAACTTCTATGGCGTGCTCACGTGGGACGAATGTCGTACCGTACGTGGGTCAGTGAAGAGTATTACTGACGAGCCGCACCCTGGCTACGCTAAGCGTAGAAAGAAGGGCGAAATCGTTCTTGGTAATCTCTCCATGACGAGTTGGAACCGTGAAGTTACACCTGGACATGTGACAAGTGGCCCGTTTGAACACGGGTACATTTGTACATATGAAGGTGACTTCGCGGGTCTCATGGCTTCTTCAGCACCCGTCGACTTGACATTTCAGAATGATGTGTCAACGATGCAACACGTCGCTCTCGTTAGTGCAACTGCGAAAGCGAAGGAAGCATCTGTCCTCGGGGGAGAGATTGCCCGTGATATGGGTAGTACTCTCGCAATGTTGAAGCGTCCCTTTTCTGGTGCTGTGGATCTGCTTGGTCGAATGACCAAAGCTGCATCCCGCAACGCCGGAAAAACAGCCAAAAGTGCTGCTCGGGCTAAGGCTAACGCCTGGCTCGAGTATCGCTATGGCTGGCGACCCTTAATCAGTGACGTTAAAACAATCGTCACTGACGCACAAAAATTGCATGATCGTGCGATGGGTAAGCGCCTTGTTTTCCGTTCCACGGAAAGACAGTCTGGATCAAAAACTGTTACTTTCGTGGATAAACGCGCGCTAGGTATCCTAGCGTCGTGGCCGTCAACGGGGAGCGCGACTCGTACTCAATCAGTACGTGTTAGCGCGGGAGTGATTGCTCAGTATTCTGCAGAATCTTATGCGGATGCTGCGATGAGAACGCTTGGTCTTCGACTTTGCGATGTACCATCGACAGCCTGGGAAATCATTCCGTTTTCGTTTGTAGTCGATTGGAGTACGAACGTCGGTAAGTGGATCAGGGCTGTTACTCCGGTGCCTGGGATCAATATCCTAGGTAATTGGGTAACGACTATCATTAATGATGAACACTATATTAGTGGTTCATTTAAATGTAGTTCACCTGGTCCTCCACCGCGTACGGACATCGGCGATCTTGGAAGTGCTCGAACAACTTCGAACACTTACACGCGCGCTGTTAACCAACCGCTACCAACTACACCCGATATCTTGTTAAAACCTTTAACAAGATATCAAGAGGCTGATGCTCTGGCTTTGACTGCTCAGAAGATTCTGAACAGCCTTGGCCGTCTGAGACATTAGCGTATCGTACACCGAAATGTGTACGGGGAGGTTTCCCATGGGACTTAATAATCTGTCCCTACTCGCAGGCGCCACAGTGCAGGCGTCCGGCGGGTCCGCCCTGGCCCTGACCAGCGATGGTCAGACCGTTACCAATGGTCTTCACCTGATAGTCCCGGCTGATGCCGACTACCAGACTCGTCGAAACGCGACGGTCAAGTTTCGACCGCCGACCCTCGACCCGAAGACCAACGTTTACGGCAAGGACAAGAAGTCCATCACCTTCGTTAAACCGATGGTGACTGCTGCCGGCCGGGTCGTGTTTAACACGATCCGCTTAGAACGTGAAGTGCACCCGGAGCTGTCCGCAGCAGAAGCCGCCGAACTTTGCAAGATCGGCGCGCAGCTGTTGTCGGATGACGACGTGGCCGCATTCTGGGCAACGGGGTCGCTCGTGTAGCGACTCCACAACTTCTTCCAGACAAGGAGAAAGTTATGGGCAAGACACGTAAGACCGAAAAGTTTTCGGTCGACCGGATGATGCACAACATTGCATTGTCCCTCATCAGGGACTTCCGAACTAACTTAATCGAACCTGGCTTTTGCAGTGATCTTGAGTCTGCAGTCAAAGCTCAAGATATTGCCAGCATTCGACAGTTAGCACCGACGGCGAAGGACGGTATGGACGCAGCTTTGTATAAAGCTACGTACCAGATGGCTTCGCTGTTTAAAAGGTATAGATGTCGAAACGACATCTACAGCGACGAAGAGTTGATCACGAAGGCCATTCAAGGCTTTCATGACACACAGCGTCGGATCCGTGCCGTCCCCTGGGACAATCTGAGTTGCTCAACTCGGATCATACTAGAGGGGGCTCGGGTCTACATCGCCAAAGTATTAGGCGAGTACAGCGATGAAGAACATCGCAACCTTTGTCGGTTCGGAAGCAGGGCGTCGGTGGGGATTCCTGCCAGGAAGGCTTGTGAAGCCGCCCGGTGGGAACTCCCAATTTCCGGCTCTCTTGAACAAATCTCTTGGTTCGACTCAGAGATGAGTCGTATTGACTGTGTCCAGGAATACTGGTATCGTCAATTAGTCAGTGATCCAAACCGATCCAACTACCAAGAGGTGAGTTCCCTGAAGCTGGCGCTAGTCCCCAAGACGTTTAAGTCCATGCGAGCAATCATGCCCAACACAACAATAGGCTCATACATGAGCCTTGGGTTGGGTGAGATGATACGCTTGCGACTTAGAAGAAAGGGCTATGATATCAAAACGCTTCAACAGCGTCATCGATATCTAGCGAGGTTAGCTAGCAAGCATCAATTGCTTGTGACAGCAGACCTCTCCAGTGCTTCCGATTCCATATCGGTTGAGCTGGTTAGGCGTTTGTTTCCTAAGACCTGGTTCGATATTTTGAACTTAGGTCGTATAGGAACTATTTGCCTTCCCGATGGACAGTGCGTTGAGTCTTCGACTTTCTGCACGATGGGCATCGGATTTACCTTTCCTCTTCAAACGTTGGTCTTCCTGGCCCTTCTAAAGTCAACCGAGGCAACTTTGTTTCATCGTCTCGATCGACGCACAATTTCAGTCTATGGTGACGACTTGATTTACTCAAGACGTATCCATCCTGACGTTGTACGTGTCTTTAGCGAAATTGGTTTCGTCATAAACATTGACAAAACCTTTGTCGACGGGGAATTCAGGGAGTCCTGCGGTGGTGACTACTACCGCGGGGTGGACGTTCGTCCGTTCCAACCTCGGAACGGAGCGGCAGAAGTAGGCCCTAAAGCCTACGAGGCCATGCTCTACAAGTGTGTTAATGGATTATTAGCACGCTGGTCAGAGCATGAGATTGAAAGGACCTTACGTTTCTTGACGTCAGAAATAGAGTCTGTGACAGGTAGATGTAAACTTGTCCCAGGTAACTACCCTGATGATTCAGGAATCAAGGTCCCAACCATTGCGTTTTACGAGTTTGTAAAACGCGCTGCGTGTGCGTTTCCTAAGCATGTAGGGCATGGAATGTATCGATTCTCGTTTCTCAGGTTAGTTCCTGATGAACAAGAGGAGACACGACATGAACCTTACTACTGGAACGCTGTCAGGGGACGAATGGAGCCAGCTTTCTTCCATACTAGCTCTAGGCATCCTGTGGTTGATCAGACACTTCTTCGCGAAGAAATAAATCGTCGCTTCGATTTGTCTGATGTTCAGCCACCTCTCATTACAAGAGAGGTGGTACCAATCATAACCTTCCGATCTTGCTTAACTGGAAGGCGCCTGCGCCGAACAACGACTTTTGTGACGTTAAGTCATACTGGTCGTTACATGCGTCAGTCCGGAATCTCATGTTTTGAGATCCGCAGATAGATGCCGTTTTTTCGGCTCTATAAAACCCCAAGAGGTGATACTCGAGGGTGCTACGAAC